TACCAATACCAGTAACCGCAGGATCTTTTTTGCTTATCATTGTTTTTATTATTGGATTAATTTGATTTACTTCTCTCAGCACTAATGCTGATTGACCGGGAACATGTATCGCATCATCATATTTATCGCGTTTTGATGTTACAACATGACCTCTTTCAAATTCTTGTTGCTTATACCAAGCAAGTACCGAATCAATTGAATCAGAATATGCATTACCGGGATATAAACTAGAAAAAGCAACATTTCTTATATGTCTTTCTCCTCCCGGTCCAGTAGATAATGCTCTTGGAATAGTATCTTGACCTATATATTTAGTAGCAAAACCTGATCCTTGATCTCCATTAAATCTAGCAATTCCACCATTGGCTAAACCTTGACGTTCACGTTTTTTCTGTTCCTGAATTTGATTCCATCTATCTAAAAGACCTAAACCTCTAAGAAGACCTTCTGCTCCGCCGCCAGCAGGATTAAGTTCAGGTTTACCCACTCCACGTTGAGCCTTATAAGTATCATTACGAATTCCTTCAGCAAATTCCACAGGGAATAATGTATCTGCATTAGTATCAGCAGGGAACGCATCCATAAGAGAAGCCATGCGATGATGCATCATAAAATCTGGAGGTTCGTCTATCCATCTATCTCTACCAGCACGAACTCTAGGTGCGCCTCCAACTGGAGGTATACGCATTCTAATTCCACCAACAAAACCTAATTCTTTAATACTTTCAAGCAATCCTGATCTTTTAGATTCAGCAAGTTTTCTACCCCATAATGAAGATAAACTTCTCTTTTCCCCGCGACGAATATCGCCGGGAGAATAAGAAGCAAAATCCAACATTTCTTGAAGAGTCATAAACATTGGCAATTGGCCGGGAATAAAATCGGGATGATTTGGATCAGACCATTGACCTAATGTAGAAGCATTCCATTGTTGACGATACCCACCGGGAAGAACTTCACCAGAACGACCTTCATTTCCTGCATATCTAGCAATTCCGCCAGAGGCTAAACCTTGCCTCCATTCTTTACCCGCAACAGATGATACAACATGCTGAATATTGGCTCTAACAATATCCATAACATTTGGATCACCATTATTAGCAACAGGATTAGGAAATGCAGAATTTATAGCATCAATATGTGCGCCAGAAGATTTAACTCTTGGAACATCCATATTATCAAAAGTGGCAGCATGAGAATTAAGATATTGTGCAATCTCACGCAATTCAACACTTCCATAATGGGCAGCCATTTCTGAACCACTAGTTTTATTAATCCAAGGACCACTAGGACTATCACCAACACCAAAGAATGGATACCAATCTCCAGTTGTTGTTTCTTTCTTCCCGCCCATACCTGTTGATCTATAGAAAGGAACTTTCTGTCCTCCAACATCAACCATAACAATCTGTCTACCATTAAAATCAATAACGCTTGAAACTCCAGTAATTGGAATTTTAGTTTTAGTTTTTTCATCCCATTGAACAGTTTCATATGGAATAGGATGCAACCCTAAACGGCCTCTATCTTTTTCAGTTGTTGGTCCTTCAGCAAGACGGACAACACCACCACCGGCCAATTTTCTATGATTAATAGAATCTAAGAAACCAGTACCATAATGTCCAACCGCATCTGCTCGTACAACATATTCTCCATCAGAGAGCATGGCTGGAATTAAATCATCCTTAGGTCCACCCGGTCCTGAAATTTTACCGCCTGTAGCAAGATACGCTAATCCATTATCTGTTGGTTTTGGAGGAGATGTTCGTACAGGAGGTCTTGGAGTAGATGTTGGTGGAGGTGATGAAACTGGGGAACTAGTGGGGGGAGGTGGTTCTGGAATTGGGAATGGAACACCTAGTGGATATGCTGTTCTTCTTCCAGTTGCACCTCTTGCTGTCGCACTAGCAACTTGAGCAGTTGCAGTTTTAGCCTCAGCAGTTAATTGATTTGTTGTATTACGAACTTGTTGAATTAAACTTTCAATGGCGGTTACTAGAGAATTCATCATACTTTCAGTAGCGGAACCAGCATTAACAAGTTTAATCATTGTCTTACGTTTCATCTGTTCAGTTATATTAGCAAAATCTGTAGAAGCAACAGTTAAACTACTTCTTAATGCTTCAGAGTATGATAAAGCAATTTGATTATATTGTTCAGAAATTAATTCTGAGAATCTTGCACCAGTTAAACTTAATTGTTGTTGAATATTTTGCGGAGCAGTAACACGACCTTCTTGAACTGCTTGTTCAGTTTCTTGTTGAGCAATTTCGTAAAGACGTAAAATTTGTTGAGCAGCATCTTGTTTAATAACTTCCCATTCCACTCCAAGTTTTTGAGCAAAGAACGCTTCAACATCTGCACCTGTGGCACCTTCTTTATTACCAAGTGCTTTAAATTGTGTTATGGCGGCGGGGTTAGATTGTAGTCTTGCCAAACCTTGCATTTGAGCAATTTTACCAGCCTCAGAAGAACCAATATTTTCAATGCTTAATTCTTGCATAATTTTTTGAACCATATTGCTAGTAATATTAGCAACACCTAATTGTTCAAGAATTAATCTTGTAGTCTGTTCACTATTAACACCAGTAGGAATAACAGGAAGACCTTGAGCGCCAAGTTGATTATTTACAGCCTGACCAGCACCTGAAGTTAAATAACCGGGAACAATGCCAAAACTACCTTGAGCATTTCTTCTAGGATCATAACCGGGAATATTAAGAACATTAGAACCTTGCATAGTTTGTTGAGCAGGACGCAAATGAGAAAATTCAACTTCTCCACCGCCATCAATAGTAAGTTTACCTCTTTGATTAGCAAGATTTACGTTTAATGCTTCAACATGAACAGGACGAGATGCTTCACCAACAATGCCCATAGGAGCCATAGGGCCACCCACAGGGAGTCTGGGAATGCCACCGGGTCCACCACCTAAACCACTAGGGCCGGGAGGTAGTGGGCCAGAAGAACCAATATTTCTAATGCTTTCAAGTTCATTACGATACTTTTCCATAGCACTAGTAAGTTCAATCCAAGAAGCCCTCTGGTCATCTAATGTTGATTGTAATGTTTGTGCAGCCTTTTCACTAGCATACTGTGCTGCATCAAATTTTTCAAGATAGTTTTGTGTACCAATAATGCCTTCTTTAAGAGCATTGAATGGTTTTGCTAAACCTCCACCAGCAGAAAAACCTTCACGGAACATTCGCATTTGATTAACAATTTTAAATAATTGTGCGCCTAAGTTAGATATCAAACCAACAAACATAATAATTGGACCGGCAATAGCAGCAATACCTAATCCGCCAGCCAATAAATATTTAATAGGACCAATATTTTGAAATGCTTGAACCAACCAAGTAATAGCATTAACTAAAGGTGTAGCAATTTCAATAAGTTTTTCACCAATGGGAAGAAGTTGAGTTTTTAAATTTTCAATTGCCGATTGAAATTTCATAGAAGGAGATTGTTGTAAAGTATTTAATTGATTTTGTTGAATTTTACCAAGTTCTTCAGCACTAAGGCTCATCATTTGCATAATTTTTGCAGACTGAGTACCAGTTCTATTAAAGTTATCTAAAAGAGCAGTAATACGAGCAGCCTGAAATTTACCAAACAAATCCGTAATAGCAACCTGACGAGAAACAGGATCAAGTTTCTCCAATGCCATCTGAAGTTTTTGAATCATAATGACAGGAGAACCAGACTTAGAAATATCACTAAGATTAATTCCAAATGCCATCATCTGTTCATTAGCAGATTTTGTAGGAGCAACAATTCTTTGCAAAGAGTTCTTTAATGCGTTAGCACCTTCACCAGCGGCTACACCGCCTTCTTTCATTGCTACAATCATTGCTACCGTATCTTTATATGTACCGCCAAGATTTTTCATAATTGGGCCGACGCGAGGAACAGCATCAATCAAATCTTTCATATTAGTACTAGTAGCAGCCTGAGCAGCACTGAAGAAGTTTAATGCATCACCAGTTTGTCTAATATTTAATCTATAAGTATTTTGAATAGCAATAGTTGCTTTAACAGCGGCATCTTGATCTGTTTGACCCACAACCATAGCATTAGTAACAGTTTTAGTTAAATCTAATAATTGTTGCTGTGTATATCCAGCAGCCGCAAGGTCGGCAGCAACTGCGGTAGTTGTTGCTGCCGACTGTCCATACATTTTTGCAAGTTCTTGCGAAAGTTCTGTGACTCCATTTTTAATATTATTTAATTCTTGAACTGAAGGTAAAATATTAGAGAATGCTCCATGTGCTGTACCGCCCACACCGTAGACAGAAAGTAACTTACGCATATTTTGATCAACTGACATAAACATGGCGCTTATAGCGCCACCAGCGGCTAATAGAGGCACTGTTAAACCAACAGTTAACTGACGACCGGCCCATTGTGTATTCTTACCAAAATTAAGCATACGGTTACTGAGGTTAAGCATTTCAGTGTTATATGCTTTAAGTCGCATCTCGTTAACAAGTGTTGTTTTAGCGAGTTGATTAAAATTAGTTACTACCGCTGCTTGACCATTTCTAACAGCACTAGGAACAACCATTGATTGATTAAGTTTAGCCTGATATTGAGCAATCTGCTCTATATCACCAACCATAGAATTCTTACCTTGACGGTAAGTTGTAAACATTTCAGAAATGGAACGTTTATTCTCTAATAATCTAGTATTTAAATGGGCGGCAGCCTCAGAGACTCCCACCATTTCAACATGAACACCTTTAATAGCAGAAATAGTATTAATAAAAGATTTTTGAGCATTATCAATTTGTTTAGAATCAATATTAATTCTACTTAAAGAAGAAGATTCTTTATTAACGGCAGCAATAGAAGCCTTTAAAGCATTAAGTTGAGCATAGACTTGAGAAAAATCAGCCGTACCCCTTAATGGAATATTAATATTATTATCAGCCATTATTCAAGTAACTCTCCATATCCAAGACCCATACCAATGCCAAATCCTTCTTGAGCAGCAACATAACCATTTACATTTTTAATGTCTCCAAGATCTTTCTGACCCGGCGCAGTAGTATCATTTTCATCCAAATCAATTCCTTGAATGGCAGCCATGAATCTATTTTCTCTGGCTTCTTTATCTCTGAGAGCATTAATAATAGCGGTTAACTCTTCAAAAGTTAGACATTCTTCCAACTCATCATAGTTTTTCCAGCGGCCCAACAAGAACACTTCACTTTCTAAAGCGACTAAATCTAAATCTTTTAGACTAGATCCGTCGCTATTGGATTTGGGTCATTCAATTTCAAACCCCCTGCGATTTCAAGAATCTTCATAAGGGTAGGAACTTCAATTACATCTTCAAATTCTTCTTTATTTTCTGCAAGGTGGGGTGCAAATTGTTCCATGCAAACCATAGCGGCTTCAATAAAAACCTCCATAGCATCATCTTCAGTTTTAACTTTAGGGTCATCTAATTTAGCAACAACTTTAGTAAATTTTTTTAAATTTTTAATTGTGAGCGGGCGAACAGAAATTTCTTCACCATTAGATAGTTGAATATCAACAACTTCATAGACTGTATTAGCCATTTAAATCCTCCAAAATTCTCTATTTGATTATAGCAATATTATATTATAAAACATAAATACCCCGCCATAAAGACGGGGCATTCATGTGAGTTTTTGAAGAATTATGAACCGTAAACGCGGTCGATAACAAATCCATACTCTGAACCACCAGAATTTACTCTATCGTCTGGAAGTGCGCGGAATGATACAGGGAACACAGTTGCAGCGTCACGCTTAAGTGCATGTGCTGTAGTTTGCTCTTGAATAATTCTACGAGCAACATAAACACGTTCTTTTGCAGTCTTAGCACTGATATCAGTACCAGAAGCGGTGGTAAAAGCAGTTGTTGAACCGCCTCCACTCCATGTAGCAGCAGTTGTACCGGGAGCATTTCCTACGAACACAAGGGTGCGTTCTAGGGGAGAAATACCCAATGCTCCTGCGGCGATGTTCAACTTAGATGCTGAAGCACCACTTGCATTTGCATAAGCGTTGATTGCGGCAGCAGAAGCAGTTGAACTGGCTCCAAGATTTTGATAACTTTCTTGCTGACCCCAAACAAAGTTCATGTTTTCAAAAGTACCTTCATCAAGTTCTGTCTTGATGATAACCTTGAGACTTTGTTGGAATAGGCGAGCAGCATCTAGCAATTGATCAACCACAACGTCAGAGTAACCGGGTTCATATGAAATATCCACACCAGTAGATGTGAATCCGAGTGAACGCCAGTAATTCTTAGCAGTAGCATTTCCATTTAACCATGCTGTTGTTGATGTGGTTGATGCACTTGCCAAACCTGTTATCTGACCACTATTTGTGTCAACGTCAGAGTAGAATGGGAGAATGCTTGCTGAAGTATTACCTAGATCTGGACGGTTTGAATTTGTTCCGTATGAAACCCAGACATTGGCAGCACCTACAATAATATTACTTGCTTTAGCCATATTTTTTCACCTCTCTTTCGTCAAAGAAGATGGTTTAGTACTTCCTCATTTATATAATATCAGATTATTTACTCAAAGCGGCCTGTGGGGGAAACTCTTCGACTATAACATAGAATTATTGATATTGTTCCTACTCTCAATCCGCCCTCTTGTTTCATAGGTTGTGGTGATTTTACTCTATTTATAGCACTGTAATGAAATAAAAAATTATTTGATAATATGTTTGATTGTTTAATATCTGTGGCTGATTCGTCATATCTGCGGAATAAGTCTACGAGTAAATTTGTTATTTGATTTATTTGATCATAATTTGGTGATACTATCATTAAATTAATCATTTCATGAGTAATCCACCATTGTTCTTCCATTGGCATTATTTCACTTTCATAAATTATGTAAGCCTTGCCGGAAAGAAGATTATTAAATTCAGGTACTTGTTGACTTGGTATAATTGGAATTAATGGTTGTGTGAATCCATCAGCATAATAATCATTTTCAGTTAAAATATTGTTTGCCTTTAACTGCTCCCATAAATATGCTCTAAAATCATTAATTGCTAAAGATGTATAGTCAGTCATTAAATGTCAACCATTTCTTTTGAATATGATGAAACAACTTTTCTTATAGTATCACGAACTTTATTTTTAGATGAATTATTAGAGTTTATTGTTTTAACTACTTCATTACCAATTTGTTTAATTAAATTTGATTGACTAACAACTTTGGATGCTTCTGTTGAATACCAGTAGTTAGAATATTGTTTTAATGATCCAGTTGTTTCTTTGCCGCCGGGGTCCATAATGTTAACAATATGATTTTTAGGAACAAACACTAGACCTTCATCAAATTCGTTGAATACAATGGTTCTTTTAGTTTCATAATGTACTTTAATGTTTTCTTCCATTATTCTCATTTTATCTCTAAATATATGAATAGAATTAACAACTTTACCTGTTTTACCGGGAGTTAGTAATGCTGAATTAATTGGCACTGGAGTTTTTGATTGTAAAGGGACAAAGGTGATACTTAAATTGCCGTATCGAATATTTGTTCTTTTTATTAAAAATAGTTTTTGAGAAGTATTACCTACCCGACCCCATTCATAAAGATGATGATATTTATGTGGATTCTGTATTGCAGTTTGTGCTAAATCTTGTAAAAATCTTTTAGACGTTATAGTAAAAATAGCCTTTCCTATTTCTGATAATGAGGCGGGACTAATTATTTCTTCCGCCTGCCCAATTTTAGAAAGGATAACACTTTCAGCAGCATTAATTACTTTAGGATCAATTTGAAGTTGAATCATTATATTGCACTTCAACTCTCTGAATAGTTGTTTCATAATAACTAACCCGGCCTAGTGGATCAATTTCAGCATGATTAGAAGTAACATCAAAAATCATATCTGGCTGATTATATCTATCTAACTCTTTATAAATAACTGCACCAGCATTATCTCTAATAGAAGAAATTCTTGAGCGGCGGGAGATAGGAATAGGTGATTTAATTTTTAATTGAAAATGTTCCGTATATCTATTCTCATTACCAGTATCATAATTCTTGTTATCACCCTTATTCATAGCACCGCCAGTTTTTAAAGGTTCAACTTTACAATCAATAGTCCTATCATAAACCCATTCTCGCGTAATATTACCACTACTAGACTGAGCATTCTGTTGAATATAAATATCACATTTCATATTCATAATACTGCCAATGATTGAATTAATCATCAGATAATCACTATTCCAACATTTCTATACATATCAAGCATATTATCAACAAGAAGATTACCCGTGCCATTAAATGCACCCGCCATCATCTTAAATGAAACCTCGCTCAAAGAAATGTCATTCAAATACTTAATTCTCCAAGCAGCATCATTAGACAAATAATCGCCAGCAAGCAAAATAGCAGACAATTTAACATTAGGAGGAACATAATTCCACCCAATAATTCCTTCAAATTTGTAGCGAGAATTATTTCTAAAACGACCATAATAAAGAATAGAAGGATCAATATTATTATCGTAACGAACATCCCAACCCGCATTAACAATTCTAATAGTCTTATTAGTTTGCGTAAGCATCAACTCAAAACCAAATTGATTAACGGAAGGGCTAGAAATTTTATCATAAACAAGAATGTCATTCTCATACATACGATCTAATTGCAACATAGGTTCAGTTAAAAAACAAGCATCTGAACCCATACCAAAAACTTCTTGCCAACCACTTCTTCTACCAAATTTCTGACCAGTATAACCATCAATAACAGTTCTAGCCAATCTTTCAGCCTCACGAATTTGTTCATAAGGTTTATAATTCATATCCTGAGGACTAGTACCAAAATTATAATAATCAATAATATCAGAAACAGTAGCATACGGAGTAATAACTTCATGAAAAGTAGATTGAACAACAGAAGTACTACTGACACTATAAGACCAATCAGCACGAATAACTTTATTTAAAGAAGTAATTGTAGGTGTAACTTGATAAGAATAAATACCAAACGGGGGTTCATTAGTAGAAGAACCACTAGACAAAACCGTGTTAGTAGAATCATCAGCATTATAAAGAGAAACATTAACAACACCATCGGCATTGACCTGATCACCATTTTTAATAATAACTAACTCAAGTTTTTCAAAATCACCATTGTTAATTTGTTGCAACTAAATAACCTCCAGAAATCAGGAGTAGAATTCTTGTACCTCTCTTGGAGTTGCTGGACGAAATCCTTGATGTAAATCAAAAACTTCTTGAGCAACAGATTCAGGAAGAGCAACATATGGATGTTCTTTACTAAAATTAATTGCTCCCTGAGCAGTACCAACTTGATACGAAAAATTCTCCCTGTCCATTTTTACAAGAATTGAATTTTCTTTATTAATATCCAGCCTTGCAGGCTGACCAACTTCTAATTTAACCTCTTCTTTTTCAACATTAGCAAACTGTTCATACATTTGATAAGAAATACCCTCTTCTTCCAGTAGAAGAACAAGATCATTCTTAGAAATTTTAGTAGGAAGATCCACACCAAAACTATCAGCAACCTGCTTTAGTTCAGCCAACTTTAAATTATTAAAAGACATTTTTTTCCTTTCGATATATAAAAATTATAGCAGAATAAAACAAACAAGAGAAGCACGAATGCTTCTCTTGCCTGTTGATAAAAAATTTTATCAGTAGGTGTATGTACCTGAACCACCAGTAACATTGCTGCCATGTGCGGCAGTAAGGTTTGAACCGAATGGTGCAGTTGTACCTGCAACCTTGATGTTCTTTACTAGAACGTGTGCGTCATAGTTTTCCACTGCTGTACCAACACGAATGAATAGAGTATATTCAATTGTATCTTTCTTGGGCTGGAACAAACGGTAGACAACAACATCACGCTTAATACCAACGATAAGATTTTGTGGGAAGGTCAAGTGAACATCACCGTGTAGACCTGAGGCACCGCTGTAATCTCCTGAACGAGTTTCATCCATTAATGGAACGTTGATAACTGGAATTCCAAAAGCGAATGGAGTAACAGTACCGGGACCACCATCGTTAGCAGCAACATCACCACGGATAACTCCTGAAGCAATGTCAAATGGGTTGACAGAACCGGCGGAAGCGGTGAGGTTGAACAAGTAATCTTGTGCAAGGTTAGAACCGACAAAGAATCTTAATTGATTTCTGCGTTGCTTGTACTTACGGGGTAATTGCTTAATAGCAGCATTAAATACTGTCTTATCAAGACCATAACCAGCAGCATCAACAACGTGTGCATTGTCAGAAGCAAGTTGACGGAAGCCCTTAAATGCTGAGAGAAGACCTGAACCGGAGCCAGTACCATTGATTAACACATCCTCAATGTCGTTACCGGCTTG